AGATGGACTTAAACTCTCCTAGAGTATCCTTAAAGCTTCTATAATTATAAAAAGGTATGTTAGGACAATTATAGAACACATCTTTGTCCATAGCTGCTACAACACATTTACCTTCACTTACTATTGTGGCATCATACACATAGTCATCAGCTTCTGCTCCTACAGAAGGTATAGCACCAAGTTCTTCTAACATATAATCTGCAATAATTGGAATTAATGCATTCTTTTCTTTTCTATTAGATTTATACTCAGGAAATATATCATATCTGAAGTTGTTACCACCCCCTATAAATATAAAAGTGTTTTTTATATTATAAAATTCTTCTATATTGTTCTGTATTTCTTGAATTTTAGTTCTAGTTCTATACTTAGCTTCTTCTATTCTATCTTCCTCTGTTGGAAACTCCAATACAGAGTCTTCAGGAAAGTAACTAGCAAAATACATTATACTGTCTGCATCTATAATTAGTACTCTCTCTGTCTCATCATACTTACTAGGGCAGTTCTTCACCACCCTAATAACTATTTCATCCCCACCTGTAGTGGGTGCTGTTTTCATTTTTCCAGATATCATTCTGCTGAGTTATTTAAATATTCTATATAAGCTATTTCTCTTTTTAAATATTCAAGAGCCTTGTTCAGATCTTGTATCTCGTTATCTTTTTTACCAGCTCTAGTAACATACTTAATTATGTTACCACGAGTAAAATTTAATTGATATATTTGGCAAAAATCTATTACATCTCCAGAATCATCTAAATTAGCCTTGTAGTAATCTGGTTCTATGTTTTTATTGTTCTTCATTTGTTTTTATTTTTTTATTTAAAGTTTTTTTAACTGAGTAGCCATTTCTTCGTAAAAGATTAACAGCTTTTTTTATCTCTCTTTGTTTGATTCTGTAGTGTTCAAAAATTGAATTACTTATTGTCATGTTATTTATTTTTATTTATTAATTAATATGCTAAACACCCTTTAATTTCCCATTTACCATCTCTTTCTTTAGATGATTTCTTGTAATTAATTTCAGCTACTAATGGTTGATGTTGGTCTAGCACTTTTGCAATGTATACTTTTAGATTCCAATTAGGATTCTTTTCAACTAGAGCTCTTGCTTTCTTAATAGCATCAGCTTGCTTATATTCTTCTATAATAGTTCCTTGCCAACGAGGATCATCAACCATATACTTAGTAACCCACTTTCTTGTTCCTTTTGCAGGATAGTTAGTCACTGTTGTTTTGGTTTTCATATCATTCCCTATTGGCTTCTGAATACAAAGTGCCCAAGCTGGTTCATGCTTAGATGGCTCTTCGTCACTATAGAACTTTTCTCTAGATACTTCTACTAAACCTTGTGCATTATGCCAACTACCATTATAATAGTCACTACCAAGTTCTTCTCTATCTGAATCTTGTAACTTTTTAAATGCAGTTCTTAAATCTCTTCCTGTAATTGTGTCTTCTTTATGTATTGCTCCCATGTTTATTTTGGTTTTTTTAATTTACGTTCTAATTGTGTTTTTTCGTTGTGGCATGTTGTACAAAGTGTTTGTAGGTTATCCACCTCACAAAACAATCTGTCTACAAAAGCAGGAAGGTCTTTTGAACAGTTAAGACTACCAGCAGGTTTTATATGATCAATGTTCACTTCATCGCTTTTAAACCAATCAGTACATTTTTTACATTGATATTCCCACTTCTGTCTTTTGTTCTTTCCTTTGTATGCTCTTCTAGATTCTTGCTTACATTGTGCTACAGGTTTCCACCATCTACTCTTTTGCCTAAGAGCACTTCTTATCATTGACCAGAATGCTGCTTCTGTCATTGTTTCAGCGTTTCTAGTTCTAGGTACTCTTGGTTTTTTTACTTTCTTTGCCATAATTTTAAATTAAAGGGTTGTAACAAATTTAATTAAAATATTACAACCCCTAATTAACTTAATCTAACTCTACTATTCTGTCTTCTATCTCAAGCTTCATCTGATCTAGATTCTTTACAATTTCTTGTATATCTACATTAGAAATGCTTGGCATGTTGAATTCATATTTAGATGCTTCAGCTGCATATCCTTCTTTAACTTTAGACTCAATGTTTGAGAGTTCATGGATTGCATATTCTTCATCTAATTGTAGTGTGTCAAACTGATTGTCATGGAGAATACTAGTAGCCTCTTCTCTTGGCACAGTCATGATTGGTAAGTACTCATAGCATCTACCTTTGTGTTTACCAATTCCAACAACCTTCATTGGATTAATAAGAACAAGAACAGATTGATCACCACATCCTACATAGTGTATTTGATCAGAAGTAAAATGTAAACCAGCTGCAGCACAATCTTGTGTTGACCAGTTACATTCTTCTTTTGGCATGTTTACCACTTTACCTACACGAATGTCAAATGTCTTTGTCCAATCATCTGTAAAACGATTTTCTTTTCTATTTGGTAAGTCTAGATAAAGATCTGTAAGTTTACCTATCTCTTCTCCGTGATCTGTTTTGTATATAAATTCTTCTTCATAAGGATCACAATCTATGTAATCTTCCTCTTCTTCACACCATTCTTCATACATTGTTCTAGTTTCTATTGTGTGAAGATTGTCTTCGTGTACAAGCTTATATTCACCATGCTCTAGAAATACAGTATAATTGTCAGGACTCTTCTTCCACACAGCTTTTACTTTGTTATATACATTAGAAATAAAATGTACAAGCTCTGGACTACCATGCAACGTTACTACATTACGTAATGCCACAAAGAATCCTTGCTTAGTAATACGGAAACTATTTTCATCTAAGAACCTATATAGCTCATCACTAACTTCAGCTCTTGGATTGAGGCAACACCACATAAAGAATCTCTTAAGTGATTGATACTCGTCATCTTCAGATAAGTCTTCTGCTCTATCTACTACCTCTATAAGTTTTTCTACTAATAGTTGAGGAATAGATCTAGAGATACCTTTAAAGTAGACAACATTACCTTCTACAGTAAATTCTCCAGTATCTTCCAAAAGTTGAATACCCTTTAATAAAGCTTTTGCTTTAGCTATTTCTTTAGCTTTCTTTTCTTTTTCTAGGTATACATTAGGATCCATAATTATACGGTCAAACTCAAATTGAGATTTTACATTAATTATAGCTTCATAATCTTCTTCTGTAGCATTAGGCTTATTAATGATGCTACCATCATTCATTAAAATAGTTAGTGAATCATTAACTAACTTAATTCCTCTATATAGAGGTTCTGTACATCTTTGCTCTTGTACATTTACTGATTCTTGGTCAATTAAGCTATCTAATTTCTTCTCGATAACTTTCTCAATTGAATGGTCCACCTTGTTTTTAAACCACTCTAAACTTAAAAATTTGTTCATGTTTAATTGTATTTATTAATTGTTAATTTACTAAAAAAATGGGAGAATGTCTATCAATCTCCCATCTAATCTCTTGTTATACTTCAGTTTGTTCTACTTCTACTTCTTCTTCTCCTTTCATGTCTTTAAGTTTATAATGTTCTATATTTACTCTTATTTTATGATATTTAAATAAGTCAGTAGTAGCTTCTACTCCACGTTTATTGGTGCCATAATTAGGACAGCTACACATGTATTCTATAAATGGATTAGCTTCTAGAAAAGACTTAATTTTATTATATAAATAATAAATTTTATGATCTTCTAGATTTTTACCAGCATTAGTTATATCTACCATTTTATCAAGCATGTCATAATTAACTTCTCTAGTATAAAAATGCTTACTTACATAAGCTTCTAGTTCACTAATTTCTTTATAAAGATTACTACTTATCTTGTTCATAAATAGTCTACCACTGCTTCTAAATGTTCCAGAAAAATCACTTGTAAGCTTTCTGATTTGATGAGCTGTGCTAATTCTTCTAAAGTGAATATGATCACCCTTCATAAATTCATCATAACTTATAAGATTCTTTATATCTAGAGTGTTCACTAGTTTTAATTCTCTATTAGATAAAGAAATTAATCTAATGTCCATACGTTGAATAATGTTATATAATTTATCCAACTTATGTTGATTATCATATGAATCATAAATGTAGACATAGCTTTCTTTTTTGATCTTTTGTAATTTCATCTTGTTAGCAACAAACTTACAATTTCTATCCCCACTCCATTTCATAAGATCTTCTGCTTTCTTAAAAGAAATCTCTCCTTCAAGCTTCTTACCTATAGCTCTGCTTATTGTACCTTTTTTAGATGCAATAGCTTTTCTATCAGCTATCCATTGAGCAGGTACAACTGCATCAGTCATATCTGTTGAATTAGATAATATAAGCTCTTCAATCTTTTGCCAATCTTTAATTACATCTCTCCATTGACTCTTGTCATAGTTCTCTAGGCGTAATATCTCATAATACGATTCCATTTGATAAGAGTTCTTATTACCTAGTACAAGGTTTCTGTTCTTTTTAAGAATGAAACTTCTGTATATTCGTGAAGTATGATTTGATACTGCAGGAGCGTTTATAATATCCATAGCCTGCTCTCTTATCCAGTTCTTCTTGTGACCTTTCATTACACCATTCATGATAAAGTGATTATCATTTTGACTCCACTTAGGTGATGAATAATAACTATGTTTAAGACTATACATTCTATCGTTTTCTACTTTGTAACTTTTTACATACTCACAAAGTAAATTACTAAATGTACTGCTATTATAAATACTTAAGTCTATAGTATTGACACCCTTAATTTTAGGACATTTAAGTTTTACTGTAGTAAATCCTCTTAAAGGTTCATAGTCCATTTTAGCTCCAAACAGTTCTACCACTCTATAACTGTCAGTATAGTATTTTAAAACAGATCTTATATCATCTGTTTCTGTAATTGAATCATTATAACGATCAGTCATATAATTAGCAAACTCTACAAGTTTATCACGAATAACTTTCTTAGATTCTTGACTATAGATTAAAGATTCTCTATTGGGAGTAGGAAATAACCCATCTTCTAAACCAAACCTTAATCCTACAGGAATATCAATAGAATCTATTCCTATCTTTTGAAAATCTAAAGGATAATAAACATCATCTAAACATATATGAAGCTTATCGTCATTTGCTAATTCAGAAAATTGAAATATTTTATTTCTGTGAATGCTAAAGTTATTATCTATACCATCTACGTTGAAATATACATTCTCAAAATAAGCAAGTTGTTCTTTGATCTTATTCTTAAAATCATAATGATCGCTCCACCTAACTGGAATAGTAACCTTTACACCATTACTTTTATCTGTAACTGTTTCATGTAAAAGGTCAATGGTGTTTGTCTCTTCACCTTCATACATCATATACTTACGCTCTCTTCCATTTTTTCTACATGTAAAATAGAATGAAGAGGTGTATGCTAATGGTGCTTTGAAACCCAAACCAAACATACCAAGCTCAGTGTTACTAGAACGCTTGGTAGATTTACCATACTTACTTAAAATGTTTGTAACATCATCATGATCTAAACCAGTACCAAAATCCTCTACAGAAAACTCATAGTTATTACTATCATTTCTTACTAAGGATACTATTATTGGTTTTGTTACTCCAGCTCTTCTGTGGCTGTCTAATGCATTACTTGCACATTCCCTCACTGCAGAGCCTATTGAATCTGAATAAAGATTCTTACTTAACATCTGCATCAATACTTGTGCAGAATCTAAGTCTAGGGACATTCCTATGCTCTCGTTGTTTTGTCCTGTTTGTAGGACTTTCGATTGTTTTTGTTTTTCTAAAATCATTTGTTTATTTATTTATTTATTTCTATTCTTTTTACTAACCACATACTCTTATTACTAAAGTCAAAGTATACATCCTTTTTTCTTTCACCATTTCCCCATATACTATTGTCTCTTGTACATTTAGCATTTGACCATTCGGTATAATTATGAACTGTTCCATCTGAATATTTATAACTTTTATTAACCAACTTTGGTAATCTATGTATTATCATATAATTCAGGTCTACACCTCTAACTATTACTTCATCTCCTACTTGAAGATCCTTAAGTTTAACTACTTTATTTACAGTGTCCATATTTCTTCTCTTTTAACAATTACCATGTTTTTATAATTTAAATCTACTTTTACTATAGAATCATCTTCAGAAGGTCTTTTGAACTTATATGTTTTATAAACAGTTGTTTTAGGTTCTCCTTTCCAGTTAGTCCATTTTCTGACATTTTCCTTTATATTAGTTTTAAGTCTTACAGCTATGTATCTCTTTCTCTTATCACCCCATTCATAAGGTGACTTTTTACTAAGTCTTGGCATTTCTGTTACCTTATAATATCTCATTTCAGAGCCTGAAGATGCTACTATTTCATCTCCTATTTTTAGATCTCCTGGATCATCTGTTAAAATTGGTATCATTTTTCTTGTTTTTAAAATGGTTGTTCTGCATCTTTTAACCAATTGATGCTATAACCGTTATTTTCATAAATTAATGTATCTATTTTTGTGAACACTCCGTCTGAATCCCAATCAGCACCTCTATACGCAGCACTTGCTGGATGACTTACTGAAAATACGTGAGAGAATATTCCTGTATGCTTTTTGTATCTAGAAGCATCTTTACCTAGAAAAACATAAGGCACACCTAGCGGATTAAGAATCTCTTCAAACAAATATTTTGTGAAGGGTTCCCACAACGCTATGTGACTACCTGCTTTATTTTTCTCTGTAGTTAGTGCTACATTAAGCATCAGTATACCTTGGTTAGCTAAATAAGCTACATCAGGCGTTGGATCATAACTTAAATTAAGCCCTCTGTGAAATTCCTTTTCAAGAGCTCTATAAAAGTTATCTAAAGATGGTTGTAAGTATTTTGTAACAGAACATCCCATTAGTAGACCGTCTGCCACTGGCAAATTATACTTAAAGGTATGATATGGACACATACCTACGATTACTGCTTTCACCTCATCAAGTGGAGTTTCCATAAAACATCTGTAGACATTAGATGAGAGAGGAGCAATTTGCTTGCCCCTCTTACTCTCTTTTTTTAAGAATGCATATATCTCATCGCATTCATTACTCTCTACAAATGGTTTTATTTTACTATGCCACGATGGGTGGAACAGATGTTTAAAATTATCCCATTTCATATTTACTTAGTTTATACAAAGAGAATTACCCTCTGTTGGTTTACAATCTTCTATTTCAAGGTGATGATTATTAAATGATTCTACCTTCATTACTGTAGGCGTGTATAGAACCCTCTGATAAGAATTACCCTCATCGTCTGCACTACATATGCATTCATAATCAGCTACCTCAGGATTATTCTTAACAATCTGAAGTAGTGCATTTATATGATCTTGAACTTTCATATTAAAACATTTCTATTTGGTTATCAGCTGTTACAAAAGATGGTGCATCTATTATAGCAGGTGATGGGGTTATAACATTACTAAAGAATGTATGCAGCTCTGAATGTGCAGACATCCATTTAGAGGGATGTGAACCTTTTAATGCAAACGTTGCATGATTATATAATTCCCACAAACT